CCAGATAACAGCATGATTGTTCTTTATGATGAACTGTATATCCGTAATTGTAATGCGGCTATATGGGGTAAGCGATTTAAGGAAAAGGTTGGGCACCAGCACATATACGCCATGATCATGGACATGCACGGTGGTACACTCCGAGACCTTGGTAGTGGTCGCCTGCCACACGAGTTGTATACAGAGGAATTAAAAAAGCACGACATAAAGTGCGAACTGACCGGCCAGTTTTTTATTCCGGGATCAGATGACATACAGGCCCGTGCAGCTTTAGTGCGTGAGATGCTCCATATACAGGGTGATGGCTCTACTCGGCTAAAGATTTGGGAGGGGGCATGCCCAGAACTAAAGAGAGAACTAAAAAGATACAGAAAAAAAACAACAACAGTCAACGGTCAGGTATTTGTCACAGATGTTCCACAGACTCGCGGAGATGTACACGCTTGTCAGACTATGGAGTATCTTTGTGCGTTTGAGCCTGAATACCATCCACCGCCTAAGACTCATGGCCCAGAGCCTTGGTGGGTTTCTTACTTGGCAGCGAAGCGAAAACGTGAGCAAGCTGGACAAGAAAACTGTGTTATCCTTGGGCCCTCTGGAGGTCGAAAACGATGATTAAGTATGATATGCCTGTCGTTGAACTGGGTGACTTTATTAACTACGTGGCACATGACGATGCTCCTCCAAACCTAGGGATTGTCACAGAAGTGTCGTCTCGGAGCATTAAATGTTGGGTGATTGTCCCTGATTTCGGGGGCATTGAAAAGTATTCCGTTCACCATAAAGATGATCCGGGACTAGAGGAATTCACTGAGTGGAAACGGTTTGGGATGTGGTATCCAAAAAAGCCAGACTCCCAGATAGCAGTTTTATCCGAGAAACTTGCACTGCTTGAGAAGAAAATCGGAGTTTTGGAGGGTCGAAAGACGAAAACTGACACTAAGAAGTAGGAGAAAAAATGTCAGATACAAACCCTTTAAGTCCGATTTGCAAATCGTGGCTCGAAAAAATCAAGTTAGCCGAAAAGCACAAAAAGCCTTTTAGCGACGACGCTGAAGAGGCTATGAACTTTTTTGCTGGCGATCCTGATTTTATGTGGCAAAACGAGTATGCGCGTGGCGAGCGTGGATACAACAAAGGTATAGACCCCCCGGCCTTCCGAATGACCGTAAATAGGGTCTGGGAGGCAGTGCGTCTTTTTACTGCTGTTATTCATCACCGCAATCCAACACGAAGTGTAACGCCAAAAGACTACCCGTTTGTTCCGCCTCAACTTCTTGGTATCGAGCCTCAGCCCCCTGTTCCACAGATGGGACCAGATGGCCAGCCTGTTATTGGGCCGGATGGTCAACCTGTAATGATGCCAGACCCTATGATGCAGCAGTATCAAGCAGCGTCTCGGCACATCAACCGACTGACTGAACGGAGAAAACTGGTCTCGGCACTCTTAGAGCGTTATTTAAACTACACGCCGAACGAATTGAATCTTAAAGATCACAGTCGTCGGGTCGTAGAAGAGGCGTTTATTAAGGGCGCAGGCGTGTGGTGGCATGAACTGTATCAGCCACCGGGTTCAAATGTACGGATGGCCGGCAGTTTCTTTGATTCGATTGACAATCTTTTCTGGGACCCAGACGCTGACGATTTTCCTGACATACGGTGGTGTGCTCGAAAAAGGGTCCAGCCTATTGATGAAGTTGCAGCGAAGTTTGGGCTTACGCGAGACGATTTGAAAGGCCACATGGAGTCGTATGCTTCGCAGTCAGCCCGCAAGAGAAGAGGGTACGAAACAGAAAAGAAAAGGGGACAAACAAACGACTTAATTTGCTACTACGAAATATACAGCAAGACTGGGTTTGGGGACAGGCTCAAGGATGGCGAGAAAGATCTTCGCGGTCAGTTCGATGCCCTAGGCCCTAACTGTTATATTGTCGTTGCCGAGGGTGTTGAGTTTCCTCTTAATTTACCTCCTTCTGTTTTACAGGAAGACGTAGGCCCAAGTGGCGTGCCGGACAGGTTTTTCATGTCTGCCCAGTGGCCAATACCTTTTTGGGCAGAAAGTTATTCAGGCTGGCCGTTCACGCTGTTAGCTTGGCACGGTAAACCGGGTTATTCGTGGCCGTTAAGTTTGATCCGGCCAGGTATAGGCGAGTTGAGGTTCATTAATTGGGCCATGTCCTTCTTAGCCACAAGAATTGCCACAAGCAGCCAAACTATTATCGGGGTGGCAAAGTCGGCTGATCCTGACATTAAGAACAAATTACTTGATGGCAGTGAGGGCGGGTTTAAGATTGTTGAGATTGCTGAGGCAATTGGCCGTCGTGTAGAAGATGTGGTTTCTGTATTCCAGATGCCAAACATAACAACTGACCTATGGACCATTATATCTGAAGTCACTGCTTTGTTCGACCGGCGTGTTGGACTAACAGAACTTATCTATGGAATGACTAGGTCATCGTTTCGTTCGGCAGCTGAGGCCCAAGTTAAGGCAGAGCAAATTAGCGTTCGGCCTGATGATTATGCAAACATACTAGAAGATGCGTTGGCAGAGGTGGCTCGCAAGGAGGCCTTGTGTGCGAGGTGGCTAGTGCAGCCGCAGGATGTAAGTACGTTAATGGGCCCATTAGCCGCTCAGGCGTGGCAAATGCACGTTTTGGCAGAGGAACCAGATACAGTCGTCAGAGAGTATCAATATCGTGTCGAGGCTGGTTCTGCGAAGAAGCCAAATATTGCAACACGAGTAGAAAATCTAAATGGGTTCTTGCAAATGGCGATGCCGGCGGCACAAGGCCTGATGCAGGCAGGAATGCCCGACATGTTTAATGGTCTTATGTTGAAGTGGGGCGAGATTAATCAAATGGACGTGACGGGTTTCTTGGTTCCGCAACCACCACCCCCTCCTCTACAAGAACAAGCACCCCCTGAAGAAGCACCACCAGAGGAAGGACCGCCACAATGAACATCCCTTGGGAAGTAGAGCGGGCTGGACCAGCAGCCATCAAGGTATTTAAAGAGTCTATCTCTAATGGAGGTACTGAAAAATTCGCAACAATGTGCGCCGTCCAAATCGCCCCCGGAACAAAAGGGACAGACAGGGCCTTTATGGAAGGTCGCATGAACAACCAGCAACTGGACGACATGCCTCTGATAATGGCTCAAACAATGGCAAGGGAGGCCAAGGCAGCCGGGATCAATATAAACGGAAAGCATTATGTTGGGGGTCTAGCCGACAAGAGGGCGTGGAAAGACCCCGAGGCATGGGTCAGCAGCAACGACGACATAAAGAAGGTAGCGGAGAAACGAAACTTAAATGTTTCGGGAACAGTGAAGCACAAGGCGGAAGAATCCGCACCGAAACGTACGGTATTAAATGAAAAGACTGTACAAAAAGAAATGAAAAGACTGAAAAAGAAAAAGCCAAACGCAAGTAAGGCTGAGTTAAGAGAAAGAGTTATCGACAAACACGCCCTAAAGAGGAAATTGAAATGATCGAGATTCAAAGGTTTTCCCCGCCGGGAACATCTGTGACTATTACCAATAGTGTGTCTACAACGGCGAAGATACCATTCGAGAATGGTGCTGGTGGTGCCGTCCACGTTGCTGCCACCAACGCAGTGACTCAAATCACTTGGTATGGTGCTCCAGACGAGCAGACGACGCCGCAAAAGATTTACTCAGGTGGAAATGCTGTAACAACTGCAATAACAGACGGTGTTCATCCATTTCCTGATGCTACGTTTGGTGTTCGTTTTCTTTGTCCTGTTGCTTCTAATGCAAGTCTTACCTCTGTTGTAACGGTTAAAGGATAATGGATCAAAGATTTTTAAAACCTGTTGGCCAAGCCTCTGGTGGAGGCGGTGGCGGTGGTGCTACAGAGCCTACTGCGCCTCAAAGTCTTTCTGCCTCTAGAGGTAATCAGCAAGTCGGCTTGTCTTGGGCGGCACCTGCGAGCGACGGGGGTGCTACCGTTACGGCGTATAAGGTTTATCAAAGCACAGACAACGCAAGCTACAGTGTCATAGCCACTCAGGCGGGCACGACACTTACGGTGACTGGCCTGACCAACGGAACTCAGTATTTCTTTAAGGTGTCTGCTGTAAACAGCGTTGGCGAAGGTGCTTTATCAAGTCACACCTTCCAAACACCAAACACGACGCCAGGGGTTCCGACAAGTTTAAGCGCATCTGCGGGCAGCACCCAAGTAACATTGTCTTGGACCGCACCAACGGGCGACGGGGTTCCTACGGATTACGATGTGCAGTTTGCGGACAACTCTGGTTATGGTGGTCTTTCTTGGTCTACGTTCAGTGACGGTACAAGTACGGCCACCACCGCGACCGTCACGGGCCTTACAAATGGAACACAGTATGCGTTTAGGGTTAGGTCATCTAACCCGGTAGGAGATAGTGCGTACACAAGTTCAGTGAACGCTACACCATCATAAGAGGTAGAAAATGGCTAATGTAAAGGTGTCTGCTTTATCGAGCGAAACAACCCCTGTGGCTGGAGACGTCGCTGCGATTTCTAAATCGGATGGTTCGTCAACAAAGAAGTGTGACCTTCAGTTAATCGCACAGCTTTTCAGTGACAACACGGTGTCTGGGCACAGTGCTACCGCAAGAATTACGAATGTCGTTTCTTGTACTACCGCCCAATATAATGCCATAAGTTCAAAATCAGCAACTACTTTATATGTGCTTACAGACTGATGGCTGTCAAACTCGGTTCTACTGCAATTACTACAATTAAACTCGGGGCCACTTCGGTAACGAAGATATACCTAGGCGCAACACTTGTATACACATCATCTTAATTATGGCTTTTAAACTTGGCAGCACATCTATATCGAGTATTAAGTTGGGGTCCACGAGCATCTCGACAATTTACCTAGGATCTACGCAGGTCTTCGGGTCTTCTTCAACTGCCCCAGGCGTACCGCAAAGCCTTGCCGCAAGCCGGGGTAACACGCAGGTTGATTTGTCGTGGTCCGCCCCGGCCAGCGACGGTGGTGCGACAATCACTGGATACAAGGTGTACCAGTCAACGGATGATGCAAGCTATAGCGAAGTTGCGACTCCTTCAGGAACTACCCAGACAATCACGAGTTTAACGAATGGTACTACCTACTACTTCAAGGTAGCGGCAGTTAATTCTGTAGGCACTGGAACGCAAACATCTTCAGTTAGTGCAGTTCCAGCAACAACACCGGGCCTGCCACAAAGTTTAGCGGCTACGCGAGGGGATACGCAGGTCGCCCTATCGTGGTCGGCACCATCTAGTACCGGTGGAACAGCAGTTACAGGGTACAAGGTCTATCAAAGCACAGACGATGCGAGTTTTACCGAGGTGGCTACTCCTTCGGGCACATCACATACCGTGACCAGCCTGACCAATGGAACAACATATTACTTCAAGGTAGCAGCAGTCAATGCTGTAGGAACTGGCTCCCAGACGTCTTCCGAGAGTGCTGTTCCGGCGACGACCCCGGCGGCACCAACCAGTGTCTCTGCAACCAATGGAAACACTCAGTCTGTAATATCTTGGACCGCACCAACAAACACAGGTGGATCTGCAATTACAGGCTACAAGATTAAGTGCGGTGCAACATCAGGCTACCCCGGAAACGCTACGGTTTATCACCAAGCAAACACAAGCACGACGTACACAAAAACAGGCCTATCTAACGGAACACAGTACAGCATCCAAGTGGCTGCTGTTAATGCCGTTGGCGATGGAACGTATAGCAGTACAGCAAACGCAACCCCGACTAGCGGAGCAACAGCCCCAGCACAGGTTGGCACTGTTACACCTACAGCTGGAAATGGGCAAGTTTCGCTATCGTGGTCGGCACCAAGTGACGGTGGGTCTTCGATCACCGACTATGTAATTGAGTTTAGCACAGACGACGCTTCATTTAGCACATTTTCTGATGGCACCTCTACAGGCACGACCGCGACCGTAACTGGACTTACTAACGGAACTTTGTACTACTTCAGAGTCTCAGCGGTTAATTCTGTGGGCACGGGAACGGCAAGTGCCTCTGTCAGCAAGAAGCCAAACGTCGCTCCTGGAACGCCTACGAGCCTTGCAGCGTCTGCTGGCAATGCTCAGGTAACGCTATCGTTTACTGCGCCTACAGGCGACGGCGTTCCTGAAGATTATGAGGCACAGTTTGCCGACAGTTCCGGCTACGGCGGACTGTCTTGGTCTACATTTAGTGACGGCACATCTACGGCAACGTCCATCGTAGTGACCGGGCTCTCTAACGGGACTCAGTATTCTTTTAAAGTTCGTGCCACGAACGCAGAAGGTAACAGTGCCTATACAAGCACAGTAAACGCCACCCCGTCAGCGTGACAAAATGCCCAGTGTATGCCTTGCTTTCTTTTCGCCATGTGACTTCAAGTTGCCTAAAAAG